TTCGAGCGGGGGTGGGAACCCCCCTCGTCCCCTAATAGCCACAGATAGGGTATGATTGGAAGTCAGATTCGTCATTCAGGGCTACGATTTCTTCTTCTCGCTTCTTTCACTGGCTCTCATCACTCTATGAGTATGCCAATTCTTTTTGTTTGCACCTGCTGCCGTACACTGCTTGTCTGCCTGGCAGGAGGAACCGCATGAAGCTCTGGTCCTGCGACAGCTGCAAACGTGTCTTGCGTCAGGATGATGGCCCGCCACCCGGCTGGATCCAGAACCTTATCCCCGGCATCGGCCCACTCTGCAGCGCCTGTGCCCCAGTGCCCGCTGCCAAGGACCTCAAGAAGGACAAGCCTCGTGAGCGATAACCCCAAGAAGCCCGTACCAGGCGGGCGCTCCGTCGTCGGAGCCAAACCCTACTGCGACGCCTGGCGTAAGTACGCAGAGCCCGTCGCCGAGTTCATGGGCTGGCATATCCACTCCTTCGGCAAAGACATCAAGTTCGTCTCCCCTGACTACAAACACACCCAGGTCATGGGCATCCCCTTCATCGAAGACCTCTACAAAGCCATCCAAAAGGCCAACAAATGCAAGACTCGTCCAGCTCCGGTGTCCAGCTCCAGCGCGCCGTCTTCCTCCGCGGCGTATCCGACCCCACCGAGGTCGCGCGTATCACCACGGTCTTCTACCGCCCCAAGCACATGGACCTTCGATACCAAGACGGATTCGTCAAAGCCGGACCCGTAAACGTCCCGCTCTCCAATGTCGTCGAGATGCTCACCATCCTCGGCAACCACATCGAGCGCCAAGAGATGCCCGCCCCGCCAGTCGAGCTCGAAGAGCCCAAGCCGGAGTCCAAGCCAAGTGAAGAAGCCAAGCCCTTCCGCCGTCGCGGCCGACCGCGAAAGAACGCAAGCTGAACATGTCCTCGCTTCTTTCGAGGAAGCCGTCCGTCAGCAGCTCGCTGAGAAGGACCTCAGCCATTTTGAGGGTCTTCTCACCTCTCCTGTCGGCTTCGGCCTTACTACTGCCAGCCCCCTACAACGAGCTATCGCTCGTGTTGTTGACGGTCGTGCTCTGGGCGACCTTGGTAGCGACCCTGCAGTACTCCGAGCTTTTGGAGGCGTGGTGCCTCCTGTGGTCAAACCCTCAGAGTTCGCCATCGTTTCTGGCATTCGTACGGCCAAAAGCCTCTCATCCGCCGCACTCGCCATCCACTGGTCCCAAAGAGCCGACGTTTCGCGTCTAGGACCCGGCGAAATCCCGCGTATCAGCATCGTCTCCCTCTCCAAAGACCTCGCAGACGTCGTCTTCGGCCACATCGTCGGCCGAACCATGGCCTCTCCACTCCTTTCAAGGCTCGTTCTGGAGACTCCCACCGCCGATACGCTCATGATCCGCCACCCAAGTGGCCGCCCCGTCGAGATCAAGGTCGTCGCCTCCTCCAAAGCAGGCTCTTCCCTCGTCGCCCGCTGGTCCGCTGGCGTCATCCTCGACGAAGTCGCGCGCTGGGGCGCTGATGACGCGGCTGTCTCCGTCAACGACCTCCGCGACGCCGTCCTCCTCCGCATCCTGCCAGGCGCTCAGCTCGTCTACATCTCCTCCCCGTGGGCTCCCATGGGCTTTCTCTACGAGCTCGTCAAAGAACGCTGGGGAAAACCAAGTCGAGACTGCATCGTCGTCAAAGCCCCAGCCTACGACATGGCTCCGCTCATCTGGACGCCAGAAAAGCTGGAGATCGCCAAGCGTGACCCGCGTATCTACCGCACCGACATCGAGGCCGACTTCGCCGACCCCGAGGAGAACCTCTTCACCACCGAGATGATTGACATGGCGACCCGTGAGTCGCCCCTCGTCGCCCCGCCAGAGCCCGGCGTCACCTACACCGCCGCCATCGACCCCGCCACGCGCGGCAACTCCTTCACCCTCGTCGTCGCCACCGGCTCCGGTCGCAAGGAGAAGGTCATCTCGCTCGCCAAACAGTGGACCGGCTCCGCCGTCAATCCCCTGCGTCCCGCCGCCGTCCTCGAAGAGATCGCACACATACTCAAAGCCTATCGAGTCACCGTACTTGATAGCGACCAGTACATGGGCGACGCCATGCGCGACCTCGCCAACCAGGTCGGGCTCGTCCTCGTCCCCCACTCCTGGACGTCCACCGAGCGCACCAAGCGTTACCTCACCCTCCGCACCATGTTCGAGATCGGTGAGGTGCAGCTGCCGCCCGATCAGACCGTGCGCCAAGACCTCCAGCGCGTCGTGCGCCGCTATTCGTCCAGCGGCATCAGCATCGACCTCATCCGCACCAACGACGGCCGCCACGCCGACTACGCCCCAGCCATCTGCATGGCCCTCACCCGCTGGCACGAACAGAACGCCTCCGAAAATCAACGGCAGTTCGAAGAAGGGTATCAAGGGTTTACGGAAGACGAGAAAAAGATTTGGGGTCGGATTGAGAATAATATCAAGCGCAAGAACAAGAGATCATTGAAGTTCTCGCACTGATTCATCTTGACTTCAGGGCCATTCCACTGATGATTGGCCATAATGCCTTCCATTTTGGATACGACGGACGCGTGGTGGATCCTCCAGGGCCGTGGAGAAGACCCCTGCGACGTTGTCGTTGGGACGATCAATTCGATCCGCAACGAGACGACGTACCGCCGTGAGATGTGGCAGCGCGCCTCGGAGGTCTACGGCACCGACCTCCGCATGTTCGGCATGCCGGTGCGCAGCATCTACGACGGGCGCGTCTCGTTCAACGTCGCGCGCAACGCCATCCACACGATGCAGGCGAAGCTCGCCCGCACGATGCCGATCCCGTCCACGCAGACCATCGGCGGCGACTGGATTCAGCGAGACCGCGCCAAGAACCTCGATCGGTTCTTCCAGGGCGCGTTCTACTCGGCGCAGTACCACAAGACGTTCCCGCAGATTCTCCTCGACGTGCTGGTCTTTGGCACTGCCTGCGTCAAGGTCTACTTTGCCGGCGGCAAGCTGCAGATCGAGCGCATCCCGGTCTTCGACATCCTGGTCTCGGAGTCGGAGGCTCGGTACGGAGCTCCGCGCTGCATCTACCACCGCTGCTACATGGACCGCAGCGTCGTCCTCGCCATGTTCGGCGAGAAAGACAAGTCGCTATACGGTAACGTGGACGCTCGCCGACGCGCCATCCTTGAGGCTCCCAAGCCCGCGGATGACGACTCGCTGTACATGAACAACGGCCGCTTTAGCGACCAGATCCTCGTGTACGAAGCCACGCACCTCGCCTCCGGGCCGGACGCCAAGGACGGCTCGCGCATCATCGCCATCCAGAACGCGACGCTGCAGGTCTCCGAGTGGCACCGCTCGGACAACGGCGCGATGGCCTTCCTGCGCACCAACTCCATGCTTTCGGGCTTCTACGGTCCGTCGATGGCGCTGGAGCTCGCCGCGCCGCAAGACGAGTACGACCGTCTCTCGGAGAAGATCCAGGCGGCCCACCACTTCATGGGCGGTTCCCACATCGCCATTCAGGCCGGTACGCTTGGCAAGACCAAGATCGACAACGACGTCGGCACGTTCTTCGAGTACTCGGGCGCACCGCCTTCGGTGTTCAACCCGCAGCCTGTCCACCCGGACACGTACTCGTACAAGGATTCCATCGCTCAGAACATGCTCCGATACGAGGGCATCTCTGAGCTGGCTGCTCAGTCTGTACTTCCTGCTGGACTCCGCCAAGCCTCTGGCCGCGCCCTGACCGTCTACGACGACATGGAAGATGCGCGCTTCCGCGTCGCCCACGAGGCCGTGCGCCAGTTCCACGTCGACATCGCGTGGCTCATCGTGGACGCCTGCCGCGAGGCAGCGGAGGCCGGCGAGGACGTCTCCGTTCTTGCGCCCAGCAAGAAGGCGCTGGAGCGCATCAACTGGAACGACGTCTCCCTCGACCGCGAGGACTTCATCCTCGTGTGCGAGCCCATCTCGGCGCTCTCGCAGACCAAGGCGGCGCGCTTCGCCGAGGTCATTGAGCTCATCGACCGCAAGCTCATCACCTCCAAGGAGGAGGCCTTCTCTCTCCTGGAGATTCCCGACGTTGACGCAGCGCGTGACCTTGAGACGTCTGACATCGACGTCGTCGACAAGGCCGTCGCGCTCATCCTGCGAGGCCAACGCTACGTGGCCCCGGACAAGTACCTCAACCTGCCGATGGCATTCGACCGCGCGCGTCGCCACTACAACAAGGCCCGCGTTGACGGCGTGCCCGAGAAGCGGCTGGTCGTTCTTCGGCAGTACATTGGCGAGATCGAGGCGCTTCTCCAGCAGGGCAAGCAAGAGCTTGAGGCGCAGCAGAACGCTGCGGCTCAGCAGGCCCAGACCCAGCAGGGTCCTGGCCAGCCACCCATGGAGGAACCGCAATGAGTGATGATCTCGTAACCAAGATGAGGGCAGCAGTCGACCAGGTGAGCGCGACGACCGCCACCGACGACGACACCCCGCTCCGCGCCGCCGCTGAGGAAGAGGCGACCGAGGAGAAGGCCGAGGAGACCGAGTCTCAGGAGCCCGCAGCTGAGGGAGAAGAGTCTGAGCCGGCCGCCGAAGAGCCTGCCGAGGAGCCCGAGGCGAAGGCCGCGGAGGACGACGACGTCCTCATCATCCGCAAGCAGGCTGAGCGCAAGGTCGCCAAGGCGGAGGCCAAGGCCAAGGAGCTCCAGGCCAAGCTCGAAGAGGCTGTCGCCCAGAACGACAAGACCAAGCAGCAGGTCGCGGAAGACATCTTCAAGAAGCTACGCCGCAAGCCAATCTCCACGTTCAAGGAGTTCGGTCTTGAGTTCCAAGACCTGATCGATGCCGGCCTCCGCGAGATGAACGGCTCGGATGACCGCGTGGTCTCCGAGATCGACGAGCTTCGCGAGGAGCTTCGCTCGATCAAGCAGGAGCGCGAGGAGCTCAAGGCCCGCGAAGAGGAGAAGGCTCAGGAACGCGCCTACGCCGAGGCTCGCAACGAGTTCCTCGACAAGGTCACGAAGAAGCAGTTCCCGACGCTCTACAACCTCTTCGAGGACGACCCGGAAGCCCTCTGGCAGGAGGCTCAGCGCATCGCCGAGCGCCTGGCCGGCGAGGACGACGACATCGACGACGTCGAGGTTATTCAGATGCTCGAAGAGAAGTACCGCGCGCGCCTGAAGCGTGCGGGCGGGGGCCTTGGCACCCCGGCTGCGGAGAAGAAGTCGCAGCCAAAGACCATCACGACGAAGGCTGCCAGCGAGGTGCGGACTACTGGCAAGCCGTTTGGGCAACTTTCTCAAGACGAACAGAAAGAAGCCCTCAAGGCCGCAGTCAAGCAAGCACTCGGACGACCAAACTAACAGGAGAACATCATGGCCAGCCCCAACTCTAACCCGACCTACGCAGCGATCCAGGCGATCCTCAAGACCAAGTACCCGGACGGCTCGATCCCGCAGGCCCTCTACAAGAACTTCCCGTTCCTCTCGCTCGTCAAGAAGACGACCAACTTCGACGGCGATTACCGCGTCGTGGCGCTCCAGAACGAGCGTCCGCAGGGTTCGAGCTACAACTTCGAGATTGCCCAGGGCATCGCGAAGGGCGGCCTCAACGGAGGCGGCGGTTCGTACAAGCGTTTCCAGGTCTACCGCACCAAGCACTACGGTCTCCTCCGTATGGACGGCGAGACCATGAAGGCTGCGGTCCGCACGAGCGGCGCGCTCGTCGACCTCTGGAACCAGGAGACGGACGGCGTCTCGACGAACGAGCTTGCCGAGCTTGAGTTCCAGCTCTTCGGCGACGGCACGGGCGTTCGTGGCACCGTTGGTTCGTGGACGGGCGCTACGGCGACCATCCAGCTCGCGACGCCCTCGGACATCGTCTACTTCTCGATTGGCATGAAGCTCGGCCTCGTGGTCGGCGGCATTGAGTACGGCAGCTCGACGCCTGCTGATGCCGCGTCTGGTCAAGGCGCATATGTCTTCGCGATCAACCGCGAGGCGGGGTCGTTCCAGGTCTCGAACGCCTCCGGCGTTCTCCAGACTGGTCTTCAGTTCAACGCGGCTGCCCCCGCGGCCGGCAACGGCATCGTGCGCCGTGGCGACTACGTTGCGGCTCCTGGCTCCGGCACCTTCACCACCGGCAACTCGGCCCAGGGCCCGGTTACCGGCGTGCAGGCATGGATCCCGTCGACCGTGACGGCGACCCCGTTCTGGACGCTCGACCGTACGCAGGATCGCGTTCGTCTTGCTGGTCAGCGCCTCAACGCGCTCGGCCTTCCGATGAACGAGGCGCTCATGGAAGGCGAGGGCAAGGTTGCCATCCAGGGCGTTGGGTACCCCGACACGATCCTGGTCAATCCGCTCGATCTCCAGAACCTCAAGAAGGCTCTCGGCTCGGACATTGTCTATGACCGCGTCCAGAGCAATGTGGCGGGTGTCTCGTTCAAGGCCATCGAGTATGATGGTGCGAACGGCCCGATGAAGATTGTCTCGGACCCCTTCTGTCCTCGGAGCAAGGCGTTCATGCTCCAGATGCCGTCGTGGGAGCTGTCGACCCTCGGCCCCGCGCCGCAGATGCTCGACTTCGACAACAACGACTACCTTCGCGTGGTCGACGCCGACCAGTACGAGGTGCGCTTCGGTCACTACGGCCAGTTTATCTGCAACAACCCCGGTGCGAACATCGTCATCGACAACTTCGGTCTCTGATCCGGGGCCTAAGAAAGGAGCCGAATCATGGCACTGAATCGAGGACTCTATAAGAGTCAGGGTACCAACATCGTGCAGCACGGCACGATGTCGCAGCGTTGGCTTCTCGGAACCGTAGCTGGAACGGTTAACACCACCACTGACGAATATGGTCGCGCAGGCGATCCTACCGTCGGACGTGGACTCCTGCTTACCGATACAGGTGGCGGGGTCGTGTTCGTTGCGGGTAAGTTTAACGTTACCCTGCAGCCTGGCAACAGCATTGCCGATTTTGTGAATGCCCAAGCGGCAGTCTCGAAGTTCAATACTGCTGCTCCGCACGTCATTCTGTCTACGCAGCTCAAGCCAACTGGCGTGACGTTTCAGACGTGGAGCTGGACTCCCGCTGTAACGACTGACCAGCCTCCGGTCAGCGTTGCTGGATCGGTTGGCGCTCTCGCGGCGCTCGCTGGTCCCTACTGCGCAACCGATGGCACCCTGACTACCCTTGGCGGGATCCCCGTCACGGTGACGTCGGCTCTCACGAGCCAGGCCGTTTCTGGCCTGACCGCGTCGGTGACGTTCGGCGCTGCCGCGTCGGTCAACGCTACGGCACTTGTTGCCGGACGCGGTTACACGATCACGACCATTGGAACGACGGACTTCACGCTTTATGGCGCGGCGTCCAACACCATCGGCACGCGCTTCGTGGCAACTGGCGTTGGCGCTGGAACCGGAACGTGTATCACGCAGCAGATCACTGCTGCTACGATCACGACTCCGACCGCCGACGTCCTCGCGCTGTTGTCTCCCTATGGGGATGCGGCGCTTGCCACGACCTGGACGCTGCAGCTTCCGGTCAACCTCGGTGGAGTCTCTACCGTTGGTGGACTCAGTCCAGCTGCCGTCAGCCCGTATGTCGCTGCGTTTGCAACGACGCTCGTCACTGCTCCGAACCCGTCGTGGCTCTCGGTGCAGCTTGAGTTCACCACGAGCACGGTGCCGGCGTGAAAGGCAAAGGCGGCGCTCTGATGATCGTCGTCGGAAAGAAGCCGGGGAAGGGTATGGGGAGCGAAAGGCCCTCCAGCCCTTCCCTGGAGTCTGAAGACGAGGAGAGCGGTGGTATGGAGGTCGGACCGATCCTGAAGGCCTACGAGGCTGCTAAGGCGAAGGGCGACTGGAAGAAGGCAGCTGAGCTCTTCAAAGAAGCGGTCAGCTGCTGCGGCGACTACGAGGACTGAAGAATGGCACTTTCTGCGACGTTGGCCGAACTGGAGACTTGGATCCGCCAAGACGCGGACATGCAAGCGCCCGATGATCGGGTGACGTCGGAGGAGTGCCGAAACCGCATCAACCGGTCGTTGGCTCAGCTGTACGATCGGTTGGTGCTGGTTGATCAGGAGTACTTCCTGAAGGGAGCCGCGGTAACGTCAAACGGCTCCGGCAAGTACGACATCATGAACGACCTCCAGACGGGCGTAGTACGCTCGATCCAGAGCGTCATTGCGCCAGGCAGCGGCTACGCCAACGGCGCCACGGTGACCCTGTCTCAGGGCGGCAATGCGACGGCGACGGGCATCGTCCAGTCTACCGGTGGTGCCATCACGGGCATCACGCTCACGTCGAGCGGACACGGATACTTTGACGCGCCTCTCTCGTCCTCCTCGTGGACGCTGACCAACAGCGCGCTCGCCTCGTCGGTTGTCATTTTGTACACGCCGACGATTGTCGGCACGAACGTGTACTTCAACTCGGCCACGACTGGTCCGATCGCCTACGTCTACAAGTACGACACGGTTGCCAACACGCTGACCGATATCGCGATTGGTCCGTCTGGCCCGATCAATGAGATCAGTGGTTATGACTCTGGCGCCGGCATCATCTACATCACGTCGTCGGCCGGCGAACTACATGCGTTTGACACCAACACGGACACGGCCATCACGTATCCTCCACTCGTATCGTCTATCGAAGATACCGGCGTGGTGTATGGGCAGGCGCTTGGCGAACTGTACTACGCGCACATCGACACGTTCGGCGCCAACTACCTGTACCGGGTGACAGGAACCAACACGCTGAGCGCCGCTCATCTGCTAACGACGCTTGGCGTCAAGCTGCTTGGCTATAGGCTTAGTGGCGGCAACGACCAGATCATCATCTATGACCTTTCAACGGCTGGGATGATTGAGGTGGACGGTGCCACTGGCGTAGAAACGCCGCTCGGCCCCATCGCGGTGTACGGCGGAACGCTCAGCGGAGTTGGCGGGGTTTACGCGACGGCGTCGAGCCGCTTCTATATCGTGTACCAGGTCAGCGGCGGAATGGATCCTGGGTACCACGTTGGGTACTGGGACTACGCCACGTCCGCGTTCGTTGACATCACGGTGCAGCTGTCGGCAGCTGGCTGGACCGGTGGCTTCTGCGTCCCGACGTACGACGCCGCAACGGATACCGTGTGGCTTGGTCAGTTTGACCCGTCGAACACATCCGGCGACGTGTTCGGCGTGAACTCGACCACGCCTGCAAGCATCACGCTGGTTCCCACCAGTGCCACGACTACGTCGAATGCTTTTGCGTTCGGGTCGTCCGTGATCGTGTCCAACGTCGAAGTCGTCTCGCTGACGCCGTCGAGCATCCTGGTCTACAACTACTCGGCGACGCCGGTCTCGCTGCCGAACTACATCGCGCTCAACGTGTCGGGCGGCACGGGTGGGCAGGTTCTGGCGTACATCGAGACCGACTTCTACAAGTGCAAGGGCGTGTGGTTCGCCAACAGCGAGAATACGCCGGACAACGGAGACTGGACGCCACTTCGGCGCTTCAACTGGGAGCAGCAGAACGCGCTCAACCAGTCGAACCTCTACGACGGCTACAAGGCGCTCCCGCTCTACCGCATCATCACGGAGAACAACCGCGACAAGCTGCTGATCTCGCCCGACAACATCAGCGGCGCCTACAAGCTTTGGTACTACCCGTCCCCGATGAAGCTCCTGCTCCCGACCGACCGCTTTGACGGCCGGGCTGGCTGGGACGAGTGGATTGTGAAGGACGTAGCCATCCAGCTTCTGATGGCCGAGGAATCGGTTGAGCAAGCGGCGGCCCTGAAGGTCGTTCGCGATGAAATCTGGCAACGTCTCCAGCTTCATGCGGAGGACCGAGAAGCGGCCTCTCCGCAGAAGATCATGGATGTAACCGTAATGAGCAGGCGCTATGGACCACGCTGGGCGAGGTAACGATGGCTCTGGAAAAACCGCAGCAGTTCCTGCCGAAAGCATCTGGCAACGATTCCTTGGACAACGTGCAGGAAACGTTGTCTCAGGTGACGCAGGTGCAGCGAAACCAGGGCCTGCAGAAGCGGGTCGTGGAGAAGGTGGCGCCGTCCGAAGCCCCTGGGCGTGGCATCCAGCTGCGCCCCGGGCAGACCGTTGACATCCCCCACTCCCTTGGCAAGCAGGCGTCCTCGGTGGCGCTGGCTGGCCTGATCAACCCGAAGTCCAATGCGGCATCGGCGCCCATCGCGACGCCGAACTTGCAAGTCATCGAGATGCCGGGTGATATTGGCAAGCGCATGGTCCGCGTGCGATATATCCCGCCCAAGGACGACAACGGCGATGACATTCCGAC